TCGGAGGGAGAGGGGGGGTGGGTCCCGCTTGCGGGGGGACCCCCCTTTCCCTATCCGCCGTGGTACAGCAATTGAGATGGGGGACCGCCGACAGGGCAACAGAGGTCCCCCGTCCATCTGGTAGCACTCGCCGGTCCGCTGGCGCGTAAGCGGCAAGAGTGGGGTCGAGCACGACCCCACCTGAAGGGTCAAGGCGAATTTCGCCTTGTGATGTTTCATGCCCAGGCCAGAGCACTCATGCCCGGTAGTTACTGGCAGCCAGAGCCCCTGTGCCCCCCGGTAACTGAGCGCCTTTGCTGCCCTCCCGCCCGGTGGTTTCGGATTAAACTAAGCGGTTTAGATTATTCAGGTTTATCTGTTAACTCTTCAGTATGAGGTTAAGACTGAAGAGTTAAATCTTCAGAAGATTCAGGTTTGACTCTTAAGTTACTTCGCCTCAAAAATCCCTTTTTGCCCGATGCAACGATTGGTCGTTATAGACACTTGGGACATTTGGACTTCTTGCGGCCCCTCTCCCGGAGAGGAGTTGGAGGCAGCCCGCGCGGCGATTGAGCGCGCCCCCAACTCCTCTCGCGCGAGAAGCCAGGCAACGCGCGGGATCCCAGAAGAACCTGCAGCACCAACATAAGCAGCAGTTAGGAGGAGAGGCCCCATCGGGCCCTCTTCAAAAGGGCCGGAACAGGCCCTCCTCCTAACTCCGTTGTAATCCACAAAGGGTTAAATATCTGGCTAGCTTTAATAGTTAGCTAAAGCTATTGGAGATTTGCAGATATGGGAAGAAGCCGAATATCCGTAACGGTCTCTGAAGAGGCCAAAGAGGTCCTGGTTGGCTACCAGATGGACCACAGGATCAAGACAAGGGATGATGCCATGGAGAGCTTACTGCGGGACTACGGAAAGCTATCCCAGAGAGTGAAGGAGCTGGAGGCCCAGCTGGCGGAAAAGGGTAGCAAATAATTCCCAACGTTTAAAATACGACCGAGCAGTACCTCCGACCTGAGAAGATGTATAGAGGAGAAAGGACCTGAAATGCCCAAGCCTCCTGAAGGCTGGCGGCTGCTTTCTGGGCGAGGTCCTGCCAAAAAGAGAAGGCACTTCATGCCAAGTTAATCAAGAACCTGGAGGTGGTAGCCTGAATATCGAAAGATGGGAAGATCCCAAGACCTCAACGCTTACGGTTACTATTACTCTGACCCGAGATGAGCTGGTTCGGGCGAGCGACGAGATGACCCCAGTCGAGCGGCAGGCAGTCTACCTCATGAGCCAGAGCCCTTTGCTATCCACCCAGCTCTGCTCCCTGTTAGAGATCGTATCCGCCCTGGAGAAGGTCGAAGCCAGGGATGCCATGGGAAAGCTGGAGTTCATTGATGACCTCGAGGATCCGGAGGGCTCCGATGAGTAACAATTGCCCTCGCTGTCAAAGTGAAACAATGGAGAGGTAGGTCAGGCTCGACGGCCTCCCGATGTTCTTCTGCCCCAGCTGTAATTGGGCCGGAGATGAGTGGACTATCCAGACAATATCGAAGCTCTATACTCAGATCGAGGAGCTGCAGGGGCATATCAAGGCCTACCAGACTAAGTGCGGGCTTAAATGGATTGACAGACCAGCCACATATGAAGAGTGCAACCATTTTTGACTGTGCAATTATGGCGGCCGGCGAAGAGGTGTGAAGTGGATGGCTCGCCATATTAATTTGTGCTATAATGGTCGTGAATTTTCTTTTTAGCAATGGGCTTATTCCTAATTTCCAGCACAAAGAAAGATGCTGATAAGAGCAGAGAGCTTAAAGAGTTTCGTGATCATGGCACGGTTAATGGAATCAAGGCAAAACAGGTTTAAGGCCGTTAATATCCTTCACCAGGCGGCTTAACTAATGCTCTTCAAGCCCGAACACGTAGATCTCATCCTCACCGGCCGCAAGACCCAAACCAGGCGCATATGGAGGAAGCCCAGGGCAAAAGCAGGATCGACTCATAAGGCCAAGACGGTTCTCTTTTCCAAGGAGTACTTTGCCCTGATCAGGATAACCGATATTAGAAAGGAGAGGCTTGGCGATATCTCTCTTGAGGATGTAAGGCGAGAAGGCTATGAAACTCTGGAGGCATTCAAGGAGGAGTGGATCAGGATAAATGGGGCCTGGGAGCCGGAGCTCGAGGTCTATGTGGTGAGCTTCGAGCTAACTGCCAAGTAGCTTGCCTACTTTGTAAACGACTTAAACTTTCTCAGCCTTTATGCTGTTGATGGTCCCATAATTCTTGAATTCGATAAGTTCCGCTTTCTTCTTGTTATTTTTATAATCTTTATCTCTAGATATCCATAAGGGTATACCTATTAAAATGCCAATTATACCGAACAGTGCCATAGAGTCGTGGGCGATAATTCCGCTAATTAAAATCAGCAGGCTAATTAAAATCATTAACCCTGCCCCCATCCTCTGATCCTTGGCATTGAATTCTGCAGCGTATATCGCACAATCGATGTGTTCGCACTCTTTATCCGATGGCGTCAAAAGCTGCCGCCGCCTTCCGCATTTGGATTCCTGGTAACCGCCCCATTCAACCCCAACATCTCTATCACACCAGGTGGTGTATTTCTTGATATCCCCAGTCTCAAGACGCAGCTTCACTGCCATTCAACACACCTTTAAAGTTTTAAGCAGTTCATTGTATTTAGTCTATCGATTGTCGAACTTCAACGCCTCCGCATTCAAAAGAACAGGCATTATCTTCCCCCGTCCACTCCCCACCACCTCGAACAGCATATATGAACCTCCAAACCCGCGATGCACTGAACCCCGTCTGCGTCAGCGTAGCCAGCAGTCCCGTCCTTTCTGCATCAGCATAAATCTTGAGCTGAACCGTGTCAAGGCTCGCCGCCTCTCTTATGAGCGTGCAGTAATAGTCTGTATCTATAGCTATCTCGAATCTCGGCCCCTCTCCTCCATTCAGCCTGTCCAACTGAATATAAGAATGCTGAACCACTCCAGAGAGAAAGTCCACCCTGAGCTGAATAGCCAGATCATCCGTATCAAGCGACTCCCTCTGCCCAGCCCTCTTGTTCGAGAAGCAAAGCGTCCCGTGCTTGATGGTCCTTTGTTCAGGCAACGGCTCGTAGCTGGCCTCAAGGAGCTTGACCTCGAAGTCCACCTCCAGCTCCCTGAATGCCCCAAACCCATAGCACTTGTAGAGATACTCATCATCGCCGAGCCTGGTCCCAATAACCCGCACCCTGCTGCTGGTGATGTCAAATGTACCGTACCCAGGCTCCTCAAGATAGTACGTCGTGAGGTTCTCGACCCCGGGCACGGGCGGCGACTGGTTCACACAGAGCGGAACTCGACAGCGCATGGCGAGCCCGTGAACTATCAGGGCATCGTTCTCAGCCGGCGAGAAATAGAAGTACTGATCGTCTGCGGCTACGCCCCTGTAGCCGAAGGAATGCATCTCCCCGTCTGAGTTTGCCACATCCCGAACCGTCCAAGCCGCATGATCCGAAAAAGGCTTCTCCGTATCGTAAGCCAGGAGATCGTTGTTGTAGGCCCCGAAGAGCACGTACTTCCCATAGAAGAAGCAAGCTGCGTGTGCCTGTGGGTAGGGCTCCAGGTTCCTAAGATCGAAAAGGTCCCAGGCAGCAGGGTCGGTGAACGGCTTAGATTTGTTATAACGAGCTATGAAAAGGGCGTAAGTTCTGAACATGCGCTCGCCTGGCGAGAAGTAGACGAAGTTCGCATCAGCAGCAGGCGAGGCGAGGTTCACACAGTTGGCGTTGATCGCTGCCAGGTTGATGACATCCCAGGAGCTGGCCTCTTTGAAGGGCCTGATGATGTTGTACCTCAGCGCCCGCCCATGGTCTGCATACCAGTTGTAGGGTGCAAAGTAGAGATAGTCACCATCCAAGACGCCGCCCCAGTAGCCCTTATTCGGGCCGCCGCCGATATTCTGGGCATCAAAGGCCGACCAGGAGCTTGCGTCCTTGAAGGGAGCCTGAGTATCGTACCGCAAGAACACGGCATGAAACCCCCAGCTGTCATCGTTTCTGTAGGGCACGAAATAGACATACCGGCCATCGAAGACGGCTCCCCTATAGCCCCGGCAGATCAGCCCATCCGTGGCCTCGGCATCGTATGCCGCCCAGGAGGATGCAGCTTTCAGTGGAGCTTGAGTATCGTACCTCAAAATTTTGCCGTGAGCATAAGGAGCGACCCTACACTTAGATGGCGCAAAATAGATGAAGCGCCCATCGAAGGCCATCCCCCAGTAGCTCTTTGTCCTCAGCCCGTCGGTATTGCCGGCATCATAGGAATCCCAAGAATTGGTATCTTTGAATGGCTTGGCCGTGTTGTAGCGCAGCACCACGCCGTGATCCGCAGCCTGGTCGTAGGGGCAATAATAGATGTACTGGCCGTCAAAAATGACGTCAGAATATCCCTCGCAGTAGAAATCCGGATGCTCATCCAGATCGATCTCTTTTGCATTAAAGACCTGTAGGCGGCCAAAGTAATTAGAGGTCATGTAATGGTGTAATCCAGAATTAACTCCCTGCCTTCGGTGTCTGCATCATCCCAAAGCTGGGGGTCATCGACTACCTGCACCTTGACCTGGTTCAATCCTGTGTCGCAATACAACGTCCTCCAGGCCCAGGAGTTCGCCCTTTGCCAGCCCGTCTTATCCTGCCACTGGTTGGCTGTGGCCGGACCCTTCAGCCAAAAGCGGTAACGGATATTGGCCGTCTTGTTTGCTACAGCCACAAAGGAGACGGTGGTCTCGTTTGGAACGGGGGAGGCGATCGATGGAGTAACTGAGATCAGGGATGCTCTGGATATCGTTATTGTGGCTGTAGCCTCGGCATCGAAGCTATTCTCAGGAGCATGAAGATCATCCCTGACCTGGCACTTGACTTGCAGGCTAGGATAGTCCAGCTTGTCGAGCTTGTAGGAGATCCAATTCTCCTTCTGCCAATCGCATAGCGTTTCCCATAGTGCCGCACCTGTTCTTTTGATGAAGAACTTGTAGAGGATTTGGTCCCCATTGACATCGGCCGCATCGGCTATGATGTGCACCCGCTGATCGATGAAATAGGGGCTCGCCTCCTCAAAAGAGAGGCTGATGATGGTCGGCGGGCTGTTCGACACGTTCCACCTTAATCCAGGGTAAACCCTAGGTCGCCCGCATCGAACTGCAGAGTATCACCCGACCCGATGACCTTGGATTCGTCCAGGGTGGCAAAGGCCAGAATGTTCCCGCCAGATGCGGCATCGGCCAGGAAGACATCAGTGATAGTTCCCCAGCTCCCCGATGCCTCAGGGAAAGTTACTGCAGCGTGGTTCTGGATCTTTGAAAGACCCGCCACCTGAGAAAAGTCCCAGCCAGTTGCGTTATTGGTAACTGCCACTCTGGCATATCCATTCCCGGCCGGTTCTCCGGTAACTGTCCCATCCTCAGTTACACCGCCGGTGCAGACACCTACGTACAAAGTCGCAAGGGCGCTGTATGTGGCTAATCCAAAAATATGCTTTAATATTTTCTCCTCCCAGTAATTCGCAAAACTCCCTGTCATTTAATCCTCCATAGTTTACTCATACGGCCGATATACTTTCAGCATCACGCTTTCGCCCAGATGTCTACTGGCGTTCCCCCACTCGACAGAGGATTGCAGGATGTAGTTCCCGCTCTCGGCCAGGTCTCCGTCTACGGTTACGTAATAGATCATGGTCGAATTGTACTGTGCCGCCATCCACTCTGCTTCAGCTCCGTCCGGCTTTTGCACCATGATTTTCATCGAGGTGGCACCAGCGAGGTCCTGGCAGGTATCAAGCCGGATCTCCAACCCTACGACCCCCTGGTAAATTTTCGTCAAAGCTTCGACCTCATCGATCTGACCTTCTCGATCTCTGACCTGAACGAGACCATCAGCTCTACCTGAGACTCAAGAGATACCACAATCCTATTCTCTGCAGTCTCAGCCCCTGCAAAGGACTCGCCACAAAAAATCGCACTAACAGCCCTGATCCTCCCGGCGTTGGCCGCCATCCGAGTCTCTGCCCTGATCAGAGCGCAAACGAGTTTCCAGAAGCTGGCCGAGGCCTGGCCGGAAGACTCAGATTCTATCAGAACTGACGCTGACTTCAAAGCACCCGATGCTACGTCAAAGCCTGATGCAGCCTCGGCCAGGGCCGAAGCCCTTTCGATAGCTTTTACACGAGCATAAGCGAGGGACACAGCCTCTGCAAGAGCCGAGATAGTCTTTATGGTGCCGGCTGTACCCTGAGCTGAAGTTCCTGCATCTACCAAGGCGGAGGCCTTGACGATACTTCCTCCACCTCCTGATGTAAGGTGAGGGGTCCACACAGGAGAGCCGTCCCAATAATCGTCGAAGCCCCCCAGGTCCTCGGTGACAACAGCCTCTCCGTCCCAGTAGATATCGAAGCTCCCGTCCATCGGATCAGCTCAGGTCGTCGATGTAAACTGATCCTGTTGTTCCCCTAACTCTGATCCACAGCTCCAAAACACCGGCCTCATCGATATCTGCGGCCTGGGCTGTCAGGCTGAACTGCTGATATGCCTCAGTCATCTCCCAGATGACAAAATCGGCAAGGAATCGCCCCTTGAACATAAGAGCGGCCTCGACGACCCCGTCGAAATCGACGGACCTTTTCATGTACACGCTAACCGTTTTTGATGAGGAGGCAGATGCCACCAGCTTAAAGACCTGCTCGAATGGTATGAACTCATCGTAGGGGTAGATACAAATGCAGGCCCCTGACCTCGCCTCTGCTGTGTCCTTCTGGGCATAGCCAAAAGCCTGGTGTGCCTGTTCGTCCGTTGCTCCATCCACATTTTTTATAGTCACGTAATGAGGCCCCATCACCTCATTTTGAACGGCAACGCTGACAATTCCAGATACATTATAAAGCCTGCAAGGTGCGTATGCGTTGAGATTGATCATGTCCCCAGAGACACCGCTTGTAATGCTTCCGACATCAGCCCATAAATCTGTATTTCTGGCAACCAGTGAAGTCGTGCGCCCGTAGCAGCGGACCTGTCCGTTTATGCACACTATGTTATCTGCAACCAGCCCGTGACTGATGCCGTACCCAAGCCTCAGAACACCGTTGCTGGTAATATGCGAAAACACCACGTCCGATAGCGTAGAACCGGAGTAGAGGGCAACGCTTCCTGCCCCCAGCAGCTGGCAATACTCTATCGTCCATCCTGTCTCAGAGTAGATGTATAAGCAATAGTTGTATCTCAGGAAATGGCACTTCGAGAGCTTTATAAAATCGTTGCCGCTGGCGTTCAGGCCGTTGCCGTACTTGGTTGAGCCCGTCTGCCTAAACCAGGTCTCTCCGTCTTGAGTTTCTGTCGAGAGATCCCACCCTCCGCTGATCTCTATCGGCGTTGCAGTATCGTCTCCGGAGGATGATACCAGCTGGACATTTTGGCCGCTGGTGGCCACTCCCGTGTCCGTTGTCCCCAGTCTCTGAGATGCGCAGGACTCTGAGTACCCTCGAAACGCCTGAACTAGCGTGATCGTCGTGGAGGTGACGCCTGAAATCTCCCACCAGATATCATAGTCACCAGCGTTGAGGCTCGTCTTACGGATGAAATCCTTGGCCGCCAAAACTGCCGTCAGATCTGCGCTGGTGGTAACCGAAGCGCTGCCATTGGTCCAGGTCAGCGTACCTGACAAAGCAGAAGGGGCAGGGCTTTTAGCGCAGCGTACCTCATCACCACCCATCAAGCCCTCGCTGGCCTTGGTTATGGTTTTAAAGGGATTTGCTGCTGATCCGTCGCCGGCCGAGTCGTCACCAGCGACGAAGTCGCAATAGTTGACGGTCATTTATTCTCTTGCTTCTCGAACGTGTGCTGTTTATGCAGCTTCTCCAGAGCCTGCTTGAGGATATCAGGTAGGGGAACACCCAGGCGGCCGGAGTTCTCCAAGATGCTCAGGCCCTCATTTGCTATAAAGAACATAACTACCGCAGTACGCAGGAACGGTTCGTTAAGGCCCGAGGAGGAATCAAGGAGGGTAGACATTGCCACTAGTAGAAAGATGCAGATCTTCTTGGCGATTCCCTTGAAACCCACCTCCGAGTTCAACCGCTTTTCAAAGTACGCAGCCATTACGCCGGTTATGTAATCGATAATAACCAGCATCACCAGAGCGGACAGTATAGCGTCCCACCCCCCAAATAAGTATATACCCAGCGTTCCCATGCCAGCCAGCCCCAGTCTGAAGGCCTCCGGCAAGTTACTCATCGATTGAACCATATCCGATACCCCTCATAAACAGTCTGGTTCTATTTAGAGCCGCAGAGCTGAAACCCGGACCTGGCGGCGAGTCCTCGGCCTCCTCTTCTTCGTTCTCCTTTTCCTCCGCCCTCAGCTTCTCCGCCAGGGAGAGGAACACCTTTGCCCGATCGGTTGCCGGGTTCTTGGTATCCATCACGCTGCTGGGCTTCTGTGCTGCGAACTTGGCTGCCAGAGCCAGGCAGCCAGCAATCGCAGCCTTGAGAACGTCGTTATCGCTCTCGTCCAGCAGCTTATCACATTGGGCATCGGTCAGGAGTGGATCATCCTCGTTGGTGTCGCCGACCTTGAACCGCAAGGCATCCCTGGGGCTGCCCAGGGGATTGTCAGAATAGGTCCAGCTCACGGCCTCAATTCTCCAAAAAATTTGGTTGGACAGCCTCAGGCGATCACGTTTGCAGCATAAAGCCCCAGGTCGGCTGCCACCTGCTTGCAGTCGAAGGCTATTTCCCCTTCGATCCTGTCGGATTCCACGTTCTCCATCCGGAACTTCTTGATGCGTGCGCCGAATTTGTCTGCTCCAGCATACCCTTTCCAGGAGAATATGTATCCCGCAGATGGCGTCAGCAAAGAGGGCTTCTCGGGAGCGTAGCAGAGGAGGAACTTCTTGCTCACAATGCGAGTGAAGGCTCCGGTCTTGCCCTTGGCCGCGGTATTGACGACACCACGAGGCACAAGGAACTTATCGACGCCGAAGAGCTCAGCTAGCAGCTGCTCTGTCACGACGCCCCGTTGGGTGTACTTTATGGTATCCTTGATCTCTGCACTCACTTTGAGAGTAGCAAGAACGTCAGGAGCACAGACGATGATGTTCGGCTCATAGCCAGTAGTTGAGGCGATGAGTTCCTTCCAGTCCTCGACGTTTTTTAGGATGGTCGCTGTCGAGTTATCCCACTGCTTGAACTCTCCGGCACCAGGAGTTCCCGATACGCCTACCAGGTTAACCCCCCAGATGTTAGTCATGTAATTTGAGGCCCAGATTCTCTCCCTCTTGAGAAGCATCTTCTGTGAGACGAAGAGCGTGCCGTCCCGATCGGCATCCAGGGGTTTATCCTGATTCGCCCGAGTGTCATCATCGATATCCTTATGAAACGCATACTTGCGGCAGAAGAAGCTGGGTGTAGTATCTATTTCGTAGCTACCGCCCGCAGATTCAGTTCCAGGAGCCCTCTCCTGAGCCTCATCCCGCAGCCAGTCCTCCTTGCTGTAGCTAGGATATCTGTCGCTCTTGTTATCCACGGACACTACGGGGAATGCCCCGGCGGCTATGAAGGCGGTCTGCTTCTGGATATATGCTGTAGAGATGTTCCCAAGCAAACGGTTAACGTGGACATCGCCGGCTGTTGGCTGTGTCATTTTTCAATTCACCCCCTCTTACCCTAAAACGATTAGCAGCACGCCTTCGCCCTCCGCAAAGGCTGTCACTCCGCTGGCTTCAATGCTGATTGTATCATCGGCGTCGAAGACGTTGTTCCCTGTGATGGCCGTTGCATTTACCACCGCCCCCAGAGTGGCGCAGTTAGCGCTGGTGAGGGCCAGAACTCCGCCCGAGACGTCGGTGGAGTTAATCTCCAGGTTGATCGAGGCGGACTTGTCAGCGGTGGTCACGGGATCGGTAACCACAAGAGAGGCCTTCACGATCCTTCCCGGAAAGCCCGGGGTGAAAGCGGTCAGCAAGTCGCCGGTGGCGATCTTGGAGAGCTTCACTGGGATGGATAGGATGCTCTTCTGGATGGCTCCCGATGTGGCACGGGAGACTAAATAGACGCTCCTGATCTCGCCATCCGACCCGGACTCGGCTGCCACAGCCACAACGGCATCTGAACCTGTTGCCGGGACGAGCCTGCCGTTGGCATCCGGTGTCAGATTCTGCCCAGCGGTCACTTCAGCGCCGTAAATGGCCATGCTCTTCCCCAGACAGCAGACTGAGCTCACCTGGCCAGAGGCCGGCTTGTCCTGCAGGATGCCAAGGGCGTTCTCTCCGGCTCCGGATAGGACCATCTGCCCGGATGAGTTGAGCTTGACGCAGTAGAACTGCTTTGCCGAGAGGTCGGCGCCGGCAATGACGCTGGTGTTGTAGATGATCTCCTCGACAGCCATCTATTTACCCCCCCTCTTGACGGCCTCCTGACGCTCTTCCTCATACCTTGAGTAGAGCTCAGGATCATCCTCGAGGACCTTGCTCACCGCTTCTTCGAGGGTTAGTTCTCCGTCCTTGGCTACCAGGCTTCTGGCCTTGGCGTAGACCTGAGCCTCGGCGCTGGTCTCGCTCGAACCTGACTTGCCGATCTCCCGGAAGAGCTCCGACGTCTCCAAAGCGGCATTGGCAGCCTTGAGAACCCTGTAGATCTCTTTGAACTCGGCTGGATGATCCTCGCCCAGGGCCTTCAGAACAATACCGAATTTCAGGGGCTCGATTGGTAGATGAGGGAGGCCCTCGGCCTTGGCCACGTACTCCTTCAGGATCTTCTCTTCTCTGAGCTCTTTGGCAACATTCTCAGCAGCCTCAGCCCGCTCCTTGGCTATCCGGGCCTCGTCCATGGACTTCTGAATGAACGCCCGCAGATCGGGGTCCATCTTCTCCAGCTGCTCTTTGGTCAGATCGGCTGCTGCTGGCTCTTTCTTTTCTTTTCCGGTTTGGTCTGGCACATCTTTCTCAGACTTGGGCATGGCGAGGCCCGTGCATTTTGCCAGGAACTCAAGCGTGTTCTCCGGCAGGGCGTCCTTGTAAGCCTTCAGGACCTTGGACGCTCCCACAAGCGCCTCGGCACCCTCGCCCTCCAGGCCTGCCTCCTTGAGAGCTTTTGCCAGTTCCTCGTCCGGCGTCTCAAGGATAGTCTTGACTATATCTTCTCGCAACTCTTTCACCACTGCTAAGTACTCTTTTTTGTTCGCCCCACGAGGAACGAAACTGATGAATTGCACCTCGACATCACGCAAATCGTACTCTTGGGATTCGAACACCCTTTCCTCCGATGCTGAAACCTTTGTAAAGACCTGACAGAACTTTCTGCCAGATCCTGTCATCGAAGACCTTGACGCCGATAACCCACGAGACCGCTTTGATAAGCTGTCCGAACAGGGTCACATCCTCCCGGAAGACCCAGGACTCAACAGGCAGGGCCTCGACTGGCTTCCAGTTATGCCGCTCATCGAACCTTCGGAACCTTACCATAAAGTCGTGGGCCATGTCCTCGATAGTGCGGGCATTCATCACATCGCCCTGGGCGTCCACCATTCCGGACTCAGCGATCACGCCGTACACCAAGCGCCTCTCCTCATCGGCCTTGAAAATCGGGGCGTGAATCTCTTCTCCGACGACAGGAAATTCTTTGAGATTCCAAGTATTTAATACCTGATCGGTGTTTTGGGCCTCTACAATGGCTTCCTTAAGACGCTTGACCTTTCTTGCGATCTCCCCGGAGTCCCCATATCGCAAAACGGCATGGGGGTGGGGCATCGTAATCTGGGCAAGGCCCTCGTCTGTTGCTGCTTTTCCCAGGGCTACTACTACCCTGGGGTTCATTGTCTGGAGCTGCTGCAATGTCCAGGGCCGCCAGGCATCTATTTCATAGGCGTTAGGTTCCCTGTTGAGGCAGCGGGGTACGAGATAGAGGAAGCCAGTCTCTTCTTCGGGGAGGCCAGCTGGCTCCAAAATGGATTTTCGAAACAGCCTGCGGCCTTCTCCGGCCAGGGGCACTCCCCGGCTGACCTCGATCCTGTTGGGTGACCCGGCGATGAAGACCGCCTTTGCGTTCTCTTTGCCTTGCGGCTGCATCTCGACCTTCAGGAGGACGGCTCTCTCAGCTCCGGTTGTGATGATAGTGGCAGCTCCAGCCCAGCGGTCGAGAATGCCAAGCTCACGCTTGGTGGAGAATTCCCTTCGCTCTCCTGCCTTCTCGACGTAGAGCTTAGAGCCTGTATCGAGAAGGCTCTTGCAGTGTACCCAAAGATCGTCAAAATTAGAGAAATATTTCAAAGCTTTAACCTCCAGAGAAATTCTGCCAGGGTATCTGGCGGGGAGCGGATGCGATGATTAGAGGATGAGGGTGGGGGGCCGGGGGAGGGAGAAGGAGATGCATTTAGGAAGAAAAAGGAGATCAAGCCTGAGCCTCCTGCCCGTTCTCGTCATCATCGCCTTCTTCATCTATCTCCGGAGTCTCCCCCTGCTGCGGGTTCTGTGTGGCCGACGCGGGCCTGGCCTCACCTCTTGTGGGGCCCTGCTTCGTATCTTTCAGAGGCATATCGGCTATGCCCCTGAGGTGATTTTCCAGCCGGTCGTCAAGCTTCATGCCTGCATCTATCAGCTTGTCAAGGAAGTTGCCCAAAGCCTCAAGGTTGACAGGCTCGGCCTTTCCATGGGCGAGATACGGAAGCTCATCCAAGTCCCAGCCGTTAAGCTCGAAGAGTTCGGGAACAGCCTGGGTATTTATCGTCTCGGCGATATTATCAAGCAAGGACATAAGCGACTGATAGAACATCTTGGCTTTAGTCTCGGAGAGAGCGTAGGAGCCCTGTTTCTGCTGGCCCAAGAGCAAGAAGTCGGCCATCACTGTGAGGGCGATGCGGGTATCGTAGCGGGTGATAACGCGGGTTGTGTCGAACTGGCGGGTCCCACTGCTAGATAGAAGCTTGAACTCGTAGAGCCTGTTGCCGCTTTTATCGAATACAGCAGGCAAAAGAATGCCCTCGGCTACATCCCTCCGGATGTTGGTTATAACATCCATGAATTTATTATAGGCTGTGATCGCAGCTTCGGTCTTCTGCTCGAAGATCTCCAGAGGGATGTAGAGGGTTGGATATCCAGCCAGATCCCTTTCAATGCCTATGCCCTCGAGGTCCTCGATCTGGGTCTTCATATACCAGCTTCTGTATGCGTTCCTCAGAATCGAACGGCCCTCGGGATTACCCTTGGCGCTTTTAGTAACGAAATGGAGGGACTTGGAGAGAGGAATCCTGCGCTCCTTGTACTCAGGGGCCGGTATCTGGCTCAAGCCGAGAAGCTCGTCTGTCTCTTCATCGTAGATCCATTCGTTCAGGCTTTCCTGAGCTCTTGGCGCCCACTTTGCCCAGCCGATCCTGCCATCGTTGTATTGACTGCGAAGTCTGGGATCCTTCTGCTTTGGGCCTCTGCGGATCTTGAAGACCTTCTCAAAATATGACCAGCCAGGAGGCAGCATGCTCAGGATCTCGTCCAGAGTAGCGGGCCAAGGGGTGGACATATCATAGATGCAGGACTCAAGAAACTTAGCTGCCTCAAGGCCCTCCTGGCTGCTGTCCCCAGGAACGGCAAACCAAGGGACGGACTTGGCCAGCTGCTGAATGGCAAACAGGTAGCCGCCCACGATTGCATCGCCGTCGGCCATCTTCTTGTAGATCTCTGCACCTTTCCGTCCATGGAGCTCAGGGAGCCACTCTTCAGAGATGTAACCGCCAAAGCGGGTAAGGCCTGTGCGGCCCAGCTCGACCAGTTTAAGATTTCTCTTCTTTGCTATCCTCTACCCCTCCATTTGCTTCTTCTCTTAGGAACGCCAGGCAAGACGATTGGGTTGGCCACCTGGAAGTTGTTCAAAAGCTCGACGCAGCCCGAAACTGCGTCCACAATGTCATCGTGATCGCCTCCGGGAAAATTCGTTAACTCGTAAACCAGGTCCTCGAACCAAGCTGCGTTTTTGCGGTAGAACAGCTTGCCTGCAGCTCCTCGGGCCGAACAGAGCAAGGCACGGCTCACTTTGTCGGAGCTAACCGGAACAGGATAGAAGGCCACGTTACGAAGGCGGCTCTCTCTGACTAGCTCCTGGAAAGACGATAGCTGGAAGCCGTTGGTCTCCACCCCGGCCAGGCGCACTCCCTGGGCCAGGATCTCCTCGATGATCTTCTCCCTGGCATCCGGCCACTCCCACCGGCCCCGGAGGATGTTAAGGATGTAGATGTTCTCCTCTGAATCGATGCCGCAGGTGGCGATGACGGTGAAGTCGGCACGGGTCTTCGTAGAGGCGGCCAGGTCGATGAAGGTGCCGAGCTTGAGAGATGAGCGCTCGATGACTGGGAGTTCAGGAATGGTTTGAGTCATAACATGAAACGGATTGAAATGAAGAAGGAATCGTGGACAGCAACAGGATGGGGGACAAAGACAGGAACCAGATCAACCGAGATTTCGAGCAGGGCGGCCGGAAGGC